CGCCCTCGCCGCGCGGGTCGCGGGCGAACGGCAGGCCGATGGCCGCCATCTCCACCTCGCGCGGCCCCATCGACCAGCCGGCCGACAACTCCGGGCGTTGCGCCTCGCGCCGGTACAGGTTCAGCCCGACCTTCGCCGACCGGTACACGTCCACCGTGCGTTCGTTGGGCAGGCACTGCTCCGGGTCGTGGGCGACGAACGGGTACAGCTTCGAATCCTCGGTCAGCGGCGCCCAGTTGCCGGCCAGCAGCACATCAACCCCGTCGAGGTCCATCGCCTCGAGGAAGTCGATCCGCGACTGGTAGCCGGTGCCGACGAACGCCAGATCTGATTCGAGCTCTGGCACGGCTGGGCCGGGGCAGTGCAGCGTCGGGCGGTACGCCTTCGGCACATACGCGGTGCGGGTGACCGACTGGAATTCCTCGAGGTGGGTGGGGTCGTCGATGAGCAGCAGGTCGACCAGCGGCGCGAGCGTCATCATCCGCTCGTCCTCGTACGGGGACTCGGTGTGCAGCACGATCGTGCGAGTGCCGCTGCGCCTCGCCCGGTCCAACAGCTCCGGCGGGATGAAGAACCCGGACACCACCAGCAGGAAGTCGGGTCGCGCCTTGTACAGCGTCGAGTACAGGCCATTGACCGCGAGCTCGTAGGACTGTTCGCCGGTGAGCATGCGCTGGAACGCGCCCTCGCCGATCTGCTTGAGCGCCGACGCGTACAGGGTGAGCCGTTCGTCGAGGTTGAACTCGACCACGTGCTGGCCGAGGTTGCGCAGCGCCTCAACCCAGCCGACGTACGTGTCGTGGACGGAGAACGACGGGCCCGGTTGGGCGACGACCCACCTCACGTGAAGACCGCCACCTGCAGTTCGAAGCCGAGGAACTGCTGGCCGGCCCACTCCACGTCGCCGTAGTTCTGCGCGCTCGGGATCAGCATGTACGAGCAGATCCCGCCGAGCGTGGGTGAGGCGAGGATCGCGGCCCGCACCGACGTGGCGCCGGTCTTGGCCATGTAGCCCAGCAGCAGCGACTGGGACGAGGTGCTGTCCTGCGTCCCGTTGAGGATCTTCACGACGACGGCGAAGTTGTCGGTGCCGTCGTACGTGTCGTCGTAGAACAGGAAGTCGCCCGGGGCAGGGACAACGACCGCGGTGGGCGGATTGATCGAGTCCGGCGACACCGAGTACGTCCGACCCGCCAGCACGTCATTAGCGAGCCCGGTGCGGATAGCGTCGCGGATCCCGTCCAGAACCTGCGTGATGGTGGTCACGCCATCATCACCACGGCGTCCTGGTACGGCTTGAGCATGCTCATGACGCGGGGGTTCTCGCGCATCCTGATCGGGCCGAACTGGTCACTGGCGGCCACGCCGAACGGGGAGCCCTTCAGCTTGAACGCCTCCTCGGCGAGGTAGACGCAGGCCTGCTTCACCGGGCCCGGAACGGATCAGCTACCCCACTTGGCGGTCACCTGCACCGACGCGTCGCGGCTGTTCCACACCGGCCACGACGACCTGAGGTAGCTGATCCGGTAGTACGGCCAGCCCGCCTCGCCGTCGTTGATCCCGTTGAACGGTTGCAGTTCGTAGTCGGTGGACGCCAAGGTGGTCGCGAACGTCCCGTCGTCACCGGTGTCCGCCTTCACGATCAGGCCGGTGGTCGTCCAGAAGTCGTCGACCTTCGCCAGGGTCCGGTTGCGGGGCACGAACACCCGCGCCGTAGCGACCTGGTCCGGGTAGAACCGGCGACCGCAGTAGTGCTCGATGCCGCGCGACGCGGTGACGAGCGAGTCCTGCAGCTGCGCGTCCTGCGTCGTGTCGGTGGTGCCGAGGTACGCCTTCAGTTCGGTCAGGGTGGCGTACGTGGGCGGGGCCGGGCTCGCCGCCAGCACCGACGACGGAGGAGTGGTGTCTATGACCGCGCCACTGGCGGTCCAGTACCAGAACCACACCCCGGCCGTGCTCGCCGTGAACGACGAGTCGTACACCCCGGTCGAGGTATGCGTCACTGACGGGTTGCTGGGCGTTCCGGTCGGGTCGGTGACGGTGAGGACCACCGTGGCGTCCGTGAGCACCCCGGCCGCCAGCGACCGGTACTGAACGTTGACCTTGTCGCCGACGTCCACCGTTGTCACAGCACACCCCCCACGGTCTGGGACACGATGACGAAGCCGTCCTGCGACACGATCGCGACGTTGACGGTCTGCTGGCTTGAGCCGGTGCCGGACTGCGACACGTAGGTCCCCGACGGTGTGGTGGACACGAACGGCGGGTTCGGGCCAAGGCCGAGATCGACCGTGGTGTACACGGTCCACCGGGGGCGCTCCCGCACCGTCTGTCGGCGGTCGACGTGCGTGGCCGGCGTGTTGTAGCGCCGCCACTGGTCGCCGCCGACGCCTCCGCCGACAACCAGCGGATCGGCCGGTTGCACCATCAGGTCGGGCCAGCGCGGCTGGCGTGGCTGCACCCGCCGGTCGACGATGATCTGGCGGAACGATCCGACCAGCAGCGGCGACTCGAGCAACGCGGTGTCGAGCAGGCTTGGGTCCGATTCGAGCTGACGTTGCTGCGGGACGACCCGGCGCTCGACCCGCACGTCGTTGTACAGGTGCCAGTAGTTGCCGCCCGCACCCCAAGCGACGGTGAGCGGGTCCGTGGCCCCGGCCACCGGGTAGAACGACGGGTCGGAGATGTAGGCCCGCTGTTGCGGAACCTCGCGCCGGTCGACCACGTATTGCGGTGGACGCACCCAGGCCAGCGGCGACTCAAGCAGCGCCGTCAGCAACAGACTCGGGTCGAAGTACACCCGCTGCTGCGGCACCAGCCGTCGGTCGACGATGTACTGGGGTGGACGGATCCACACCAGCGGCGATTCGAGCAACGCGTCGTCGAGCAGACCCGGCGTGAAGCCGTCGCGCTTGGGCTGGCGCGGCATCCACCAACGTGGGCCATTGGTGGCCGGCGTGTTCGCCCGCTGCGCCGTGGTGGCCCCGCCGAGGAGCTCGTTCTCCAGTAGTGCGGTGGTCAGTAGCGACGGGTCGCGACCTGACGTCTGATGCCATTGCACTTCGCCGTAGTCGCGCGGCGGAATGTAGCGCTGGACGGCCGGCGGATCCATGGCGACGGTCGGGGACAGCAGCGACGGGTCGGTCTCAAGTTCGCGCTGTTGCGGCCAGGTACTACGCAGGCGGGTGGTGACGTCGTAGCGCGGGTCGACGGGCTGCAGCAGCGGCACCGCCAGGTCGTTGGCGGGCGTGGCGAACAGCGACATGTCGCCGACGCGGTTGGGTTGCTGCGGGACCAGGCGGCGGCTGATGAAGTCCGAAACCCGGTACTGCTGCCACTGATGCTCGGGCACAAGCAGCGGCGGGGCGAGGTCGTTGGCCGCGGTGGCGACCAGGTTGGCGTTGCGGCGGTCCCTCTGGATCCAGTAGACCTCGCCCGGATCCCGGACGGGGGTGGTGCGTTGCGGGTTGTACGGGATGCTCGCCGCAGCGCCTGCGTTGGGCAGGATCTCGACATAGACCCAGTTGAGATTCGTCGACGTGCCCGGCAGCGTGACGTTAAGCGTGTTCGTGTTGCCGTTGACATCGTCGGCGGTGGTGCGTCGGACGAAGCCGTAGGTGATGGCGACGCCGACGTTCGCCGAGCCGATCAGGGTGCAGCCGGTGCCGGCGGTCTGGGCACCCTTCTGGTCGAAGTCGCAGTCGCCGATGAAGCCCCAGCCGCTGGTGGCCTGCGCGGTGTAGTTCTGCGCGATCGCCGCGGCCGAGACAGAGCCGGCCTTGCCATGCGCGCCGGGCGTGGGCTGGCCGGTGTCGGTCATGACCTGCACGCACAGCGCCGCGGTCCGGTCGCCGGAGACCGACCCGGTGGTGACCGTGACCGTCATCGCGGCCGACGTGCCGACCGGCGCCGTCCACGCCGCAGCCTGACCGTGCGCGTTGGGCGCGTCGGCGAAACTCTGCCAGTCGGTCAGGGTGTAGGTGAGATGGACGCCGAGGTTGTCGGTGATGGTGGGGGCTGAGATGCCGCCGCTTGTCTCGTCGCAGGCCCACATGATGAGCAGCAGCGAGTTCGCGGGTGGAGTGAAACTGGCCGTGGTGACGGTGGCGATCGTCGCCGTGGGCTGGGTGGCGATCGCGGGAGACGAGCCGTCAATCGCCAGCGCCACGGCTCAACCCCCAGCGATCAGTGGAAGTTCAAGCCACACAAATGCTTGGCGTTGAACCAGAAGTCGTTCGTGGACGCCTGCGTCGCCGCTGCACGCGAGATGTCGTTCAGCTTCGAAAGATCGGTGAACGCCGCGCGGATCGTGGTGATGTCGCCGGCCGAGTAGCCGAGAGTCGTGAGGGTGGCGTCGGGCAGGATCGTCGAGTCGTCGAGTTCGGCCTTCAACGCGACGATCGCGATCAGCGCGTCTCGCAACGTCACCACGGCGTTGCCCATCCGGTTGTCGAGGTCGATCTTGGTGATGGCGTATCCGGTGTTCGGCAGAGCCACGGATCAGATCCTTTCGGCGCACGCTGGACAGAGTTGGCCTTGCGGTGGGCGCCAATCCGCGGCGTACCCGTTTGAAACGACTCGGCGGCCGCACATCGCCTTGGCGTAGGTGAGGTCGGCGCCTTCCTGGTCCGACCCGCCCGAGTTGCCCTGCGGCGTCGACCACGTGCCCGGCACGCATACGTGCCACCAGCCCATCGCCGCACCCGCGCGGTCCTCCACGCCGAGCACGGCCAGCTTGCCGCCGACGCGGATCAGGTTGGTCAGCTGCTTACGGACGTGGGCTTCCAGCGTGTCCGGCTTGCTCAGCAGGACCGCGCCGGACAGGTCCATCAGACGCGCAGGTCCGTGGTGAGTTCGTTGATCCGGGCGGCGTGCTCGACGCGCTTGTCCGCGTACTTCATCGCCGCCGCCACCGCCTCCTCGTACGACTCGGTTTCGATCAGCTGGTCCGGCATCATCCGGTCCGGACTGATCAGCCGGCAGTGGTGGCGCACGAAGCTCGGGTGCTGGTGTTCCTCGCCCTCGATGACCCGGAACCCGCCGCCGATCGTCACCCGCTCGACGATGGCCACCGCAGGCCCGTCGTCGATAACAACCTGCGCGGTCATGATGTGCAGCTCCGGTGTCAACTCAGCTCCTCGGGGTTCGGAACACCAGCGACACGCGCTGGCCGGGCTCGTCCTCGACCGGCACGCAGTGCTGGAACTCGTCCTGATGACCCGGCGGCATGTAGACCAGGTCGCCGTGGCGCACCGAGAACCAGACGGGATCGCCGGCGCCGCCGATCCGACGAATCCCGAACTTGCGGGTGGTACCAAGCGATAGCACGGCCTGCGCCTCGAACGGAGTATCGGAGTGCCAGTCGCAACCAGAGCCGTTGCGGTACGCCTGATAAGCCACGTGCGTGAACCGAATGCCGACCTCGGCTTCCAGTGCATCGAGTAGGGCGGGACCTTCCACGGCGAGCGGGTCAGGCCAGTCCTTGCCGTCGCCATAGAGGTTGCCGGTCGCCCGGTCGCCGTCGAACTCGAACAGCGATCGGACCGCGGGCAGGAAGGCGGAGTCCAGCCGCCACCCGCCGAAGAAGATCGCGGCCGTATCAGTTGGCGTATTCAAGCCACTCGATGCCTGACGTGTAGTCCGCCGAGGCTGGGGCGGTCGGGAACTTCAGCGTCACGACGGGCGTACCCGTGCCCGACGCGGCGCCGGAGATGAGCATGCGGGCCTCCGGAACCGGCAGGTACAGGATGCCGTTGACGATGTTGAAGCCCTCCGACCACCACGTGTTCGCGGTGCCCGGCTCGATCGTCGCCGTGATGCCGGTCGCCGTGGCGCCACCGACACACTTGGACGCCTGCATACCGTTCTGCGCCGGAGTCGCCGTCGCCGACGTCACCGTGCCGACGGACGCGCAGCGGTTCAGCTGGATGCGGGTCTGGTTGGTCGTGGTCACCGTCGACTGGTTGCACCAGGACCGGGTGATCTCGGCGCTCGTCACCACCGGCACGAGGACCTGGTTGATCGTGATGGCGGTCGACGTAGTGACCGCGGCACGGATGAGCGTGTACAAACCGGATGCGCCGGCCATCGACGTCTACCTTTCTTTCTTTGCTGTACCGCGCCCGCGGGTGCCGGCGCCGTTGTGCCAAATCCATGTGCGTTGCGGAAGGTGGGAGAACACCGCCCCCGCGTCGAGCAGGGCCAGCCACAGGCCCCAGTCCTCGCACGGGTCGCCGTTCACGTCCGGGTGTTCCTGGAACCCGCCGACCTTGCGAACCAACTCGGTCCGGACCAGCACCGTGACCGGGATGTAGTTCCGCTTGCGGAGCAGCACCGGGTCGAACGGCACGCCGAACATGCCGATCTTGTCCTCGACGTCGCAGTCGAACCACGGGTAGACCAGGTCGGCCCCGGTCAACGCCGCGTTACGCGCGCACGCGCGGAGGTGATTCGGCTTGAGCTCGTCGTCGTCGTCGAGGAACGCGACCCATTCGGTGTCGACCCGCTCGAGCGCCCGGTTGCGGGTGGCCGCAGCCCCAGTGCGCAGCCGGTCGAACTCGATCTCAACCTCGGCCGGCAGCGACTGCGCTTGCACCGAGGCGACCGCGCGGTCCATCTGGTCGTGGCGTTCGTCGATGGTGGGGATGACGACGGTGATGCTCACGCCGTCGCGCTCACGGCCAGCTGCCACAACGGCACCCGGTCCACCACCGGCCAGGACGGGTCGACGTTGATGATCCCGACGTCGGTCACCCATGACCAGCCGGCGTCCCACAACAACTGCTCAACCAATAGGGCGGTGCACTCCCACTGGTGTTCGTCGCCGGGCCACCGCTTGCCGCCGTGGAGCAACTCGTCCATGGTGTGCCACGGTCCGGCGCCCAACCGCTGCGCGAGTTCAATGTCCGGGCCGACGACCATGATCTGCCCGCCCGGCACCATGCGGTCGCGCAGGTCGGTCAGCAACCTCAGGCACTGGTAGCGGGTCAGATGCTCGAGCACGTGCCCGGCGTAGACGTGGGTGATGCTGTGGTCGGGCCACGGCAGCGGGCCGGCCAGGTCCACCGTCTCGTCGCGGCGGTGCGGGCAGGCCTCGTGGTCGACGTTGTGCCAGCCCTCGACATACCTGTCGGCGCAGCCCAGGTTGAGCCTCACCTCGGCACCCGGTTCGTCCACAGCGGGTTCGCCAGCGACCACGCCACTAGTTCTTCGACCGACTGCTCGATGGTGTGCTTCGGTGTCCACCCGGCCGCGGCCAGCTTCGACCCGTCCAGCGCGTACCGCAGCCCGTGGCCGGGCCGGTCGGAGACGACGACATCGAAGTCGAGCGGCTTGTCGAGCGCATCCGCGATCAGTTCGGCAAGTTCGAGGTTGTCGACGTCGCGCTCGCCGACCACGTTCCACCGGTCCGGTCGTTCGGCCCCCGGGTACAGGGCCGGGTCGCGGGTCAGAACGTGGGTGATGGCGCCGGCGAGGTCAGAGGCATGTACGTAGACGCGCGACCCGATCTCGCCGTCCGCACCCACATGTACAGCCACAGTCTCGCCGCGCAGCACCCGGCCGATCACCATGGGAACGAACTTCTCCGGGTCCTGCATCGGCCCGACCGGGTTCATCGTGTTGACCAGCACCAGCGGGACACCGAAGCTGCGCCAGTACGAGATGCCCAGCGCCTCCTGCGCCGCCTTGCTCGCGCTGTACGGGGTCGACGGCAGGATCGGCGACCACTCGGCGTGCCCGCCCTCGGCGGCCGGGCCGTACACCTCGTCGGTGCTGATGTGCACGAACGCCTTCAGGTTCGGCAACGTCCGGGCGTATTCGAGCAGGTGAAGCATCGTGTTGATGTTGTTCTGCACGAACGGCACCGGGTTGGCCAGCGACCGCGGGATGTGCGACTCGCTGGCGAAGTTGACGATGATGTCCGGCTTGTCGAACAGCGCCGCGGTGGTGTCGGCGATCGGGGCGGCGAGGTCGCAGGTGATGACGTCGACCCGGCCCATCTCGTCGGCGTCGACGGCGAGGGTGATGCGCTCCGGTACGCCGCGGTGGGTGAAGCTCGCCGGGCAGGCCAGGTGCCAGTCGGTGGTGTCGAGCGCGTGGCGCAGGAAGTTCGCGCCGAGGAAGCCGCTAGCGCCCGTCAGTAGGACTCTCATCAGATCACCGCCGGCAACGGCTGCGGCGTGATCCAGCGGCCCTTGTGCGGGTTGGACCGCAGCACGGTGCCGAGGTAGTTCGCGGCCAGCAGCAGCAGCGTGTCCGCCGGGTCCTGCGCCGCCTCATCCGGCGACACGATCCGCAGCCCCGTCCCCGGCAGGTAGCGGCCCTGCTTGAACGGCGTCGTGTCCACCACGTATTTGAGGCAGTCGTCAATGCCGCAGAAGTTGACGATGGTCGTCGCCTTGGCCGCCGCGCCGTAGCCGGCCAGCGACTTGCCTTGGTTCACCTCGTCCCAGACGAGTTGGTAGAGGTGATGCCGCGTCCGGTCGACCTTGCCCTGGAAGCCGGGGTAGGCCTTCGGTAGCCACTCTTCCTGCCGGACGATCTGCCCGACCGCCGCAGTCGGGGTGGCGTTCGGATCGGCCGACAAGGTGACGCGGATCCCGCCGCCCTGCAGTTCGATCAGCTCCGCGTCGACCACGTACAGGCCGTGCAGGCCGGTCGCGTGACGCAGGCTCGTCAGCGAATAGAAGAACCGGTGCTCGTGATACACCTGGTCGTACATGTTGCCGGCCAACAGGTCCGGCAGGTACTGCACCTCGAACACCGCGATGCTGTCGGCGTCCATCAGCGCCCGCACGCCGGCGAGCACGTCGGCCAGGTCCTCAACGTGCGCCATCGAGTTGTACGCGATGACCAGCCCGGCCGGGCCGTACTCCGCACGCACCTGCTGCGCCAACTCGGTCGACAGCGCCTGGCCGATGACGTTCAGCCCACGGCCGCGGGCCTCCGCAACCGGTCCGCCGGCCGGGTCGATGCCCAGAGTTCGGCAGCCGTGGTCGGCGAAGTGTCGCAGGAGGCTGCCGTCGTTGCAGGCCACCTCGATCGTCAGGTGCTGCGCGTGGCCGGGGAACCGATTCAACAGCAGCTGTGCGCCGCGGCGGTGGTACTCCAGTTGCGCGGCCGAACCGCCGGAGTAGAAGCCGTAGTCGCCGCCGTAGATCTCGGCGTCGGGTACGACCTCCATCAGCTGGACGAGGCCGCAGTTGCCGCACACGCCAAGCTGCAACGGGTACCAGGTTTCCTTCTCGTCGAGGCTGGCCGGGTAGGTGTTGGCCAGCGGCGTTTCGCCGAGGTCGAGGAACACGTCCAGCTTCGTGCCGGCGCAGGCGCCGCAAGTGAGGCGCTTCATGCCGCCCACTTCCCCGCAAACATCCGCTCCGACTCGACGAACCGCTCCTTGATCTGCGGCGACTTCCACCCGACCGTCGTGTGGTGATGCGTGTCCACGTCGACCACGACGACCCGCTTGCCGGCCGCCCGGGCGTGCAGGCACACGTCATCCCAGCCGGACCGGAAGTCGGTGTACCGCTCGTCGCAGCGCAGGTTCTCCACCGCCCACGGCGAGAACACCACGATCGAGCCCTCGAGCATGTCCACGTCACCCGACCGTCGGCCGAAGTCCAGCAGGCCCGAGTCGGTCATCTGATGGCCGATCGGGTTGTGGTCCCACCAGCGCAGCGCCGGGCCGCCGCCGGCAACGCCGACCAACGCCACATCGTCCTCGAGCGCGGCCAGGAACACGAACTCGGCCCGCGGGTCGGTGATCTCCAGGTCATCGTGGAGCAAGACCACCGCGTCCATGCCCTTGCCCTTGTAGGCGTCGAGGATGGTGTTGTACGCGGCGCCGATCGACGGCTGGGCGGACAGGATGACCAGCGGCCGGTCCTTGTCGCCGACCCAGGGGAAGATGTTGCGGGGCAGCTTCTCCCACGAACCGACGCAGGTGCCGTAGCCGATCACCGCGACCACTTCGCTTCGAACGTGGCCCGGTCCTTCTCGGCCTGCTCGACCAGCACACCCGACGTCGACTGGTTCGCCTGCGCGTTCACGACCACCGGGCCCGGCACGCCGAGCACGCCGCCAGCCTGGATCGCCTGCCGACAGAAGTCGTCGTCGAAGTACCACCAGCGCATCGACTCGTCCGCCCGCAGCCCAGCCTCGCCGCGCACGACGAACCCGTGCGGGGCCATCCGCCGGGAGCGGGCGAAGTTGAAGTCGGTCAGCAGATCCGGCGCCGGAATGGGGCGGTCGCCCGTGTGGGCCACCACGGCCGTCTTGTGCTCGCGCAGAGCCACGGCGACCGCGTCGTACCAGCCGGCCGGGACGACGCTGTCGTCGTTGAGGACCGCTACGTCCCAGGGATTGCGCAGCGGCATAGTCCAGCCAGCCGACTCGGAGTCGTCCCATACCTTCGTCTGCACCTCGGCGCACCGGTCGAACATGACGTTCCAGAACCGGGCCAAGTTCGGCGGCTGCTCCTCGTCCCGGATCACCTCGACCGTGCAACGGTCCGGCACCGAGGACTGCAGGTGCTTCTCATCCACCGGCGGCGTCGACGCGTTGTCCAACACCACGATCCGGTCACACTGATCGCCCAGCGACGCCACCAACGCCGACAGGCGAGCCGGGCGGTTGTGCGTCGGCACCACCGCGTACCGCGGCACCGTCCAGTCCCGCTTCGACTCGGTCGTCTCGGGCATGAAGCCCATCTCGGTGGCCTTCTCCTGGAACGAGTTCAACGCCACCTGACGCCAGTAGTCCTCTTCGCTCAGCCACAAGTTCTTGAAGTGCGTCGTCGGCACGCCGGTGTGCACGAACATCGGGATCTTCAGCGCGCCCGCCCGAAGGCAGAACGACAGATCCTCAGAGATGAGCTGCCCGGTGGTCGTGTTCGGCACCCGGTCATACCAGACGTTGCCGTGCTCGGCCTGGATCTTCTCGAACACCGACCGGTGGACCAGCACACACGCCGCACCGGTGCCGCCGACCTGCATCACCGTGTTCTGCGGGTAGTTCCACCGCACCTGCCAGCCGTACTGGCCGTCGATGTGCGCCCAGTCGAAGATGGTCGGCGTCGCCGTGCACCGGTAGCCGCCGAACCCGTCGGCGGAGTCCTCGCGCTGCGAGAAGCACAACGCGCCCACCATCGGGCGTTCCACCGGGTCCGCGGCGTCCATCAGCAGGTCGATCGTGTCCGGGGCGAAGCCCATGTCCGTGTCGACCCAGAACAGCCAGTCGGCGTTGTCCTCCTCGAGGAACGTCTTCACGCCCTTGTTGCGGGCCTCGATCAGCCCGCCGGTGCCGTAGTGCATGGCGATGAACCCGCCGCGCATCACCCGGTGCCGGTTGGCCGAGTCGTAGGCGATCAGCTCGACCAGCGAGCGGTGCCACGAGTAGGTGACGCTATCGCCGACGACGTAGGCGATGGTGACGGCCTGGTCCTTGGGGACGTCGGCCGGGTCGCGCATCGCGGCGCCGCTTGCCTTTCGCTTATTCGACATCAGGGTCCTTTTGTGGATGGTTATCGGATGGTTGAACCTGCGGCCGGCCAACCATCCGTGAAGTCCGGCCGCAGGAGATCAGTTACGAACCGGGGCGGTAGACGAGCACCTGTTCGACATTCGCCAGGAACACGACCGTCACGTTCGGCAGGCTTTCCTTGATGGCTTCCGCGATCTGCGAGGCCTGGTCGTCGAAGACCCGCCGCGTCAGCCCTTCGGCGAGCCGAACCAACACGGTGTCGCCATCGCGGATCGGGCCAACGACCTCGACCTTTTCCCAAAGCGCGACAGCGAGTTCGGTAATGTCAGCCACGGCGCACCGACCGCTTCTCGCCCGGCACGGCCGTCGCCTGCTCCACGTCGTCAGCCATCGACTCCGCCGTGTGCCGGAACACCCCATGCCGCGGGTTGTCAGAGAACATCTCCGGGTACGCCAGCACCACCGGATCGTCAGCCGCCCAATGCGTGCCCAACGGCACATGCATCGACGAACCGTCCGGCATCGCCAGCATCACGCTGGCCTTCGGGTACACCACTCTCATCGGACCGCCGCCTTCGGGGGCGGGTACGACTTCGCGCCGCGGTCGACCATGTCATGCACGGTCTGGTCGTGGCCGCCGTCCATGCGACGGCACACAGGGCACGGCTCAGCGTTCGGTTGCATTGGAACTCCTCCCAGGTATGCGGAAGGCCCGACACCTGGGATGCCGGGCCTTCCTTCCCTCGACGATCAGGCGAGGGCGACGGGTGCTACTTGTAGCCGAGCTCAGCCAGCGCGTCCTGCGCGGCCTTCACCGCGGCGTCGGCGGCCTTGACGTCCGCCTCCTCCACGTCCAGCGTCTTGCGGTTCATCAGGGCCGCCTGAAGATTCGCCATCGCCACGTGCACTGCCGGGTTCGTCGACTCGCCCGACGGGGCCAGGTCCGCGGCCTTCGGCTTCGCGTCGGCCTTCGTCGGGGCGTCGGTGTCGGTCTTGGAGCTCGTCGTAGGGCTGGTCATGGGTGATCCTTTCGTTCTGCGAGTGCAACTTCCACGAGGTCGGGATAGTGCTCGACGACCCAAGCGACGAGGTCTTCGGGGCGCTGACCCTTCGTCGGCGGCATCGTCCAGAGCTCGAGGTTCTCGATCCGGTTGTCGTCCTTGCGGCCGTTGAGATGGTGGACCGTCTCGAATCGCTCGAGCAGACGGCCAACGTGCGTCTCCATCACCAGTCGGTGCTCAAAGACATACCGCTTGCGGGTCGAGTCGTAGATCTGGATGTATCCGCCCGACGATCGCACCCGACCAACGGCACGGTTTGGCGAGCGCTGGGCCTCCACCGGGCCGAGCTCGCCACGCGTCCTGAGCCGGTCGTAGTGCATCTTGCACCAGCCGTCTTTGCGGGCATTGCGCTCGCAGCCATCGGGATGCTTGCACAGCTCGCCCGTGTACGCCTGGATGCGGATCCGAAAGTTCGCGTCGCCGTATCGACGAAATCGCTTGTAGTGCGTCTGGCAATAACCGCGGGCGATGGTCGGCGACTCGCAGCCCTCGATGGTGCATTCCTCGTGGTCCATTCGGTCCTCCTGGGAAGTGGATGTTTCCACTTCCCAGGGTAGACCGTCGGACGTTTAGACGGTAGGGCTCACGTGTTGACGAGTAGGCGGAAACCCAAGTCATTCACACTATTTCCGCCAATTCGGGCATAGGCGAACCATCCCCTTTGTCCGGTTGGCCTATTGTTCGTGACATCGAAAAGCGTCGGTACGAGCTCGACGCTCATGCCGCCGCGACGGGCGATGACGTAGTTCGAGAAGTCGCCGACGATGGCCAGCTCCTGGTTCGCGTTCGTGGCCGTGGTGATGTCGGCCATGTACGGCGACTCGTAGGTGCGCTTGCCGAACAGGATGTCGGCCCACTCGGCGGGCAGGTTCTGGGTGAACGCGTGGAACACGTTCGCCGTCGCCAGCTGGCGAATTGCGTTGTTCACGCCGACGTTCATCAGCCACGCGGTGGACACGCCGTTGCGGAACCGCTGCGGGAGCGCCTTCCACAGGTTGTACGGGTCGCCCGCGCTGAGCGAGCCACCGGTCTGGACCTTCACCCGCACGCTCGCGTTGGCGGAGAGCTGGGTGACGAGGCCGTTGGGCTCGCCGACACCTGACCCGCGGGTCAGCTTGTCGATGAGGAGCTCGTTGTAGCCGGCGGTGAGCAGCGTCGACATCTCGTCGGCGAAGCCCGGGTAGTCCTGCCCGACTTCGATCGAGTAGGGGATGAAGCCTCGTGCCATGTACACGGTGACCGTGGGCTGCGCGAGGACGGGCGCGTTGTCGGTGACCGCGACACCTTCTGACTGGAACGCCCACGTCACACCGGCGGACGAGACGCCCTTCCAGATGTTGGTGTTGATGGTGACCTGCTTGGCCAGGGTGAGGAACGGGTTGTCCGTGCCCTGGGCGGTGAGGATGATGCTCGGGTCGATGAACACGGGGATGCCGAAGCCGCCGGCGGTGGTCGTGCCTTCCGACGCGGCCCGGTACTCCTCGTAGATCCGCATCGCGTCGCGCTGCTCTTCGGAGAGCAGGTAGCCGGCGTTCGGGTTGGTGACCATCTTCATCCACGCGTCGCGGTAGTGCTCGTTCTCGGTGACGAGCACCCGGCGGGCGATGTCGGAGGACAGGCGGATCTGCTTGTCGACCTCGTCCTTCTGGTCGGAGCGCAGGTGCCGGGACGAGTTGCGGTCGTCCAGGGTGCGCAGCGCTGCGTCGCGGGCCTCGGCGGCGGTCATGCGGGCCACACCGTCGGAGGCGTCCAGGCCGCGGCTGATGTTCGCGTACACGGTCTTGACGGCCTGCGGGCGGCGGGAGAAGACCTCGCTGATCGCGCGGTGCTCCTCGATGCGCTTCATCGCGGCCTCGCGAACCTTCAGGCCGTACTGGAACGCCTTGTCCTCGTCGGGGGTGAGGTCGCGCATTTCGCCGGTCTCTTCGTAGACCAGGGAGCGCAGGTGCGCGTCGTAGATCTCGACGAGGTTGCGGAGCTGTTCGGGGCTCTTGTTGCGAACCTCATCGGGGATGGCGTCGGGGGCGAGCGTGGCAGCGTCCTTGCCGCGCAGCTCCTCGACGATGTCAAAGTCAGCCATTGCTTGTGTCCTTACGGGAGGAATTGCGGTCGCGCGGCCCAGGCGTTGGCCCGCGCCTCTTTGCTGGTGGTGCCGGTTGACGTCTCGTCCTCCCAGGACTCGTCGTCGGTCTCACCGCCGTGGTCGCTCCGCGCGGTCCACTGCCCGGTGAAGTAGGGGAGATCGACTGCTTCGCCGATCGCGTCGGCGAGCTCTTCGATTAGTGCGGCGCGGTCCTCTTCGGTGGCCGAGGCCAGCAACGATCGGACTGTGACGCTGGTTTGCGCGTAGGCGGGGAACACGACCGGACCGGCTTCGTGCACGTCGGCGTCGAGGATGTCGCGCTTGTCGACGCCGTCTTTGTTGCGCCGGTTCCACCGGTCGCCGCCGGGCTTGCGCACGGAGAACCGGAACGACATGCCTTTGACTGCTTTGCCTTCGATGGCTTGCCGGACGGGTTCGACGACGGCGTTGTCGAACAGGCGGCCGCGCACGAAGTAGCCGCGGGAGTCCTTGTCGAACGTGTCGTAGACGCCGATGGGGACGGTGCCGACGCGGGGGTCTTTGCCGTGGTCCCACTGCATGACCGGGTAGCCGTTGGACAGGGACCGGTCGGCGAAGCCGGGATGCAGTTCCTCGTCGAAGTCGCCGCCGCGGTCGGGGATGCGGGCCACGGACCCGAACATGGCCACGTAGCCTTCGAGGGTCCGCCCGTCGCCGGTGGAGCGCATTTCGAAGTCGAAGCCGCGGGTGACGGTTTCGGGGACGCGGCGGTATTCGCCTTCGTCGGTGGCCATCGCCTTGTCTCCTAACCGGGTCCTACGCGGTGCCCGCGTGGTGGCTTGCCGTGGGTGACCCTGTTCAGGTCACTGCCTGCCGCGAAGTGGAAGACCTCGATGAACCAACGCGAGGCGTAGATCTTCGCCTTTTCCGGCCCGACGTACTTGGTGAGATGTGCGACGAGCGTGGTCCACGGCTTGGGCGACTCGGCCCACTTCGCCAGCCCGGGCCCGCGCGTCCAGTAGTGGTGCAGTTCGTCATGCCCGGGTGTGACGTCGTGGCCGAGGGCGCGGGTGACGCCGAGGAGGTTGAGCGCCCGGGCGGCTGGCTTGGCGGGACGGTGGTCGGTGACCTGATCC